AGGACTGGAAAATGTAACGCGAAACGGATCTCGATACCGGCTTTCCAAACCCCGGGACCCGCGGGAGCCTCGACGCGAACGCCTGTCTTTGGGCTTGTCTCGGAGAGATCGCGAAAGCCCTTGATACTGATAATTGGAGCGTATATCTCTATATGCTTGAGCGATACGGGAAATATACATATATCCTCGTAAAGCCGGAGGCAGTCGAGGCGATACGAGATCAATGGAGAGAGACAAAGGTTATCGGGGATACAACCCTCGACGGGGAGCCTATGAAGCAAGTCCTCTGTTTCTTCGGATCAAGCACCTACGACAGCAAGGAATTCTCTAGGCTACTCGACGGAGTGATCGGAGAAATGAGGGAAATGCACCTCGAGGCTCCGTCCTCGGAGGAAATGCGGGCTATTATCGCGGAGCTGGAAAGGAAAGAGAATGATAAAGCAAACGGACAACAGTAGACGAGGGCGAGCCGCTCGTAATAAGGGTGCGGGCGCCGAGCGCGAGCTTGCTAATCTGATCCGAGACAATTACGGGTACCCGGTACACCGGGGGAAAGTTTTTTACGGCGAGAGTGACCTCGTAGGGCTTACAGGGATACATCCGGAGGTAAAGAGAGTCGAGAGGCTTAGCGTCCACGGAGCTATGGCGCAGGCTATAACCGAGGCGGATAAACGTAAGGATGGACTCCCGACGGTATTCCACCGGAGAGACCGAGGGGGATGGCTCGTAACTATGAGGCTCGAGGATTGGATAGATTTATACGGGGCGTGGATAGAGTAATGGCGGATAAAAAATCTTTTGTAATGTATCGGAGCTGGGGGGCGGCTATTGAGAAAATGAGCGACGAGCAAGCCGGGAAACTGATAAAGGCGATCTACTCTCTGCAAGAAAACCCGGAGGCATCGACCGACGATCCGGCTATCGAATTCGTATTTGAGATCATAAAAGAGAAGATGATCGAGGATACCGAGGCGTACGAGGCTACTTGCCGGAGACGATCAGAGGCTGGAAAAAAGGGTAACGAGACCCGTTGGAGCGGTGCGGATACTGAAAAAAATCGCAAGTGCGATAAAGGTATAGCAAAAATCGCAAATGCGATAAACGTATCGCAAAAATCGCAAAAGGTCGCAAATGTCGCTGATACTGAATCTGATACTGATATGAAATGTAATGAGGTACCTTCGGTACCAGTAGAGAGAGGTACGCGCAAGCGCTTCTCCCCTCCCGCCGTCGAGGAGGTAGCGGATTACTGCTGGGAGCGTAAAAACAACGTAGACCCGGAGGTGTTCGTAGACTTTTACTCCTCTAAAGGCTGGAAAGTCGGCAAGGAGCCTATGAAGGACTGGAAGGCTTGCGTAAGGACTTGGGAAAAGAGGGATCGCGCCTCTCCTAAAAAGCCCGGAGGCTTCGACAGCAACGATTATCTTCTCGGGATCATAGAGGGAGGTGATGGGGATCTATGACACAGCGGGAGACGGCAAAAATTATATACGTCATAAAGGCGACATACCCAAACGCCTTTCAAAGGTACACGACGAAGGACCTAGACAATATGATCGCGGCTTGGCTCTCGGTAATGGAGGACTATACGTATGAACAAGTCTCCGCCGGATTAAAAATATACTTGTCGAGCGATACGAAAGGCTTTCCGCCTTCTCCGGGTCAAGTGATCGACTGTATCTTAAAGATCATCACGCCGCCGAGCGAGGGGCTTACGGTAGACGAGGCGTGGGGCTACGTACACAAGGCAATCTGTAATAGCGGATATAATGCCGCCGAGGAGTTTGAGAAACTTCCGGATATCTGTAAAAGGGTTGTCGTATCTCCGGCAAATCTCCATGAGTGGGCAATGATGAATAACGACGAGCTTCTCACGGTAGAAAAAAGCCACTTTTACAGGTCATACCGAGCCAAGCTCGAGAGGACAAGAGAGGACGCCAAAATTCCGCGCTCTGTGCGGGCACTGATCGGGACGATCATAGATAAGCCGCACGAGATAACCGAAGCGGATCGGGCGTATCTCGAAGATAAGGTATACCGCCATGAATAGCATCATACCGGGAGACGATCACGAGAGGTGCTATATCTGCCGGAGGTACAGACCGGAGCACGTACATCATGTACTCCACGGATCATACAGGAAGGCCGCCGATCGTTACGGGTTGACCGTCCACCTCTGTATTCGATGCCATACGGCGCCACACGATAGAGGGGTAAACGATAAGGAGCTCGAGGAGATCGGGCAAATAGCTTTCGAGAGGTTATACGGGCGCACCGAGTTTATGAGGATATTTGGCAAAAGCTTCAAACGATAGGAGGATCAGAGATTGAACAAAGTTATCTTAATGGGGCGGCTGACTAAAGACCCCGAGGTTAAGTACGCACAGACAAGCGAGCCTATGGCGATCGCAAGATATAATCTTGCCGTCGATCGTCCTGGAAAAAAGGGGGAGGGGAAGCCGAGCGCAGACTTTATCTCTTGCGTCGCTTTCGGTAAGCACGGGGAGTTCGCAGAAAAGTATCTCCGAAAAGGCATGAAGATCGCTCTGTCCGGAAGGATACAGACCGGGAGTTATACGGCACAGGACGGATCAAAGAGATACACCACCGACGTCATAGTGGACGAGCATTATTTCTGTGAGAGCAAGAAAGCCCCTACTGTGGACGAAAATGGATTTATGAATATACCGGACGGGATTGAAGAGGAGCTCCCGTTCAATTAAGGAGGCGCGGCATGAGACAAGTTATAGATGCGGTACCTTATGGACACGATAATGCGATAACGAGAGCGGAGTTATCCTGTCGGACAGGCTTATCCGATCGGGAGCTTCGGGATCAAATAAACAAGAGCGAGGAGCTTATTATTAACCTTCAAGACGGAAAGGGGTATTTTAAGCCCCTCCCGGAAGAAGCACCGCTCGTAGATGCCTGGATTAAGATTATGTGCTCGAGGATATGCGAGGAGAATAAGCGGATCAGAGCCGCGAGAAAGTGGGGGGCGGCGTTATGAATAAAGCTCTTTTCAGTAGCGAGCGAATGGATTGGGCTACTCCGCAAGAGTTTTTCGACGAGATCAATAAGGAGTTCGGATTCAACCTCGATCCTTGCGCGTCCGCCGAAAATCATAAATGCCCGGAGTTCTATACCGTCGAGGATAACGGACTTACGAAGGATTGGGAGGGAAAGCGAGTATTTTGCAATCCTCCGTACGGTCGAGAGATCGCCGCGTGGGTCGAGAAATGTTACCGAGAGGGCACAAAGGATAACACCATCGTCGTAATGCTGATCCCGGCGAGAACGGATACGAGATACTTTCACGATTTTATTATAAACCGAGCAGAGATACGCTTTATCCCCGGTCGCTTAAGATTCGGGGGGGGTACTTCGGGAGCACCCTTCCCGTCAATGCTCGTCATTTACAGGGGAGCAAAGGTAAGATAAGGAGGCAGATAGTATGAACAGAGAGACAATTGTTAATAAAGCGATTAAAGCGGCGGTCGCCGAGTACATTAAGGCCGATCAAAGAGATGCCGCTTACCGGAGGATTATATCCGAGTACGGCACCGATCCGCAGATCGACGTAGCGATCGAGGAAATGAGCGAGCTTACAAAGGCGCTCCTTAAGCTCCGTCGGGTTCACAAAAAGAACGACTGCGGCTCCCGTCTCGCTTGCCGTGAGGCGATAATCGATGAGCTTGCCGACGTCTCTATTATGATTCGACAAATGGAGATACTTTTCCAAGCCGAGGAGGAGACCGAGAAAAGGATCGACACGAAGATTGCCCGCCAGCTTAAGAGAATGGAGGGCGGCGCATGAAAAGACTTTATCTTTCCGGGAAGATTACAGGAACGGACGATTATATGCTCCGCTTCGCGGCGGCGGAAAAGAGATTTGAGAGGGATTACGAGATTATCAATCCGGCAAAGACCTCGGCAACCTTACCGGAGCTCCGCCATTGTCAATATATGGAGATCGGCCTTACTCTCCTCCCTATGTGCGACGCAATCTTTATGATGCGAGGTTGGGAAGGATCAGAGGGAGCACTCGAGGAGCATAGGGAGGCGTGGCGCCTCGGATTGGAGGTCATATACGAGCAATGAACCGAGAGGGGTATAGGGATCCGACTGCGGAAATCGCGATCTTGAAAGTTGATAAAGGGAACGGGAGGAAACGGAGAAATGGAGAAAATGATACTCGAGCAATACGTAGATGCGTGCGAGCTCGTAAAGGAAACAGAGGAGAGGATCGCCAGATTAAAGGCGAACCGGACGATCCTTACCGATAAGGTCGAGGGCTCGAGCCACGAGTTCCCGTGGATCAAGACGAATTTTAAGATTGAGGGATCTCCAGAGGACGAGATCGACCTTATAAGCCGGGAGGAGAAACTCCTCTACCTCCAAAAATCTGATGCTAACGAGCTGAAAATTAAAGTCGAGGAATGGCTCAGTAAAGTTCCAATCCGTATCCGCCGGATCGTATACTTTAAGTATTTTGATAATCTGACGTGGGAGGAAGTGGCGGATCGGCTCGCGGGGGGTATCGACGGAGAGAGCGTAAGAAAGGAGTTTAATAGGTATTTGCAGAATGAAAATAGGTCTGATTGACGTTGACGGACATAATTTCCCAAATATCCCGCTGAGGAGTATAAAAAT